TGTTTCATCTGATGCTACACATTTTAGATCAAAGGGGAATGCAAAAACATATGAGAAATCATTATATTATTTTACTCGTTTTGATCAAGCCCTAAATAAAATAGGGGAATTGAAAGCGGGTACTGAAAATTACGATAGTTTAGAAGAGTATATTAACAATTATATAAAAATTAGTACTAACATTAAAAATTACACAGATGGAATTAGAAGCATTGTTTGATGCCGTTATTGTTAAACCTCAAGAATTAGAGGAAACTACCTACGGGTCAATTATTGTTCCCGATATTGGGAAAGATAGAAACGAACATGGTACTGTAGTAGCAGTAGGACCTGGAAGACCAACACAAATGGGAGGGTTTATACCTACTACGGTTGAAATAGGAGATAAAGTAATACTACCAACAATGGGTTTTACTAAACTTCAACATGAAGGAGATGAATATTATATTGGAGCTGAGAATACTATTTTAGCAAAAATCAATCAAAAAGAAAAACAAGAAGATGAGTAAACAAGTAACACTAGGCTCAACAGCCAGGGAAAATTTAGTTAAAGGTATTGATATACTAGCAAATGCCGTAGTATCTACTTTAGGACCTAACGGTAGGAATGTAGTAATAGCAAATGAACAAGGTGCCCCACAATCAACAAAAGATGGGGTTACAGTAGCTAAATCCATTACACTAAAAAACCCAGAACAAGAATTAGGGGTACAGTTAGTAAAACAAGCAGCAATTAAAACAGCAGAAAAAGCAGGTGATGGTACAACAACATCTACTTTATTAGCACGTGAAATGGTAAAAGCAGGATTAAATGCCTTAAATAATGATGAGAATGCTGTCCAAATCAAAAGAGATATTGATGTTGCTGTAAAGCAAGTAGTTACTAATCTAAGAACCCAAATTTCAGAAGATATTTCAGGTGAAGAACAATTAGAACAAATTGCTACTATCTCAGCTAATAATGATCCAGAAACCGGAAAATTAATTGCTACCGCTATTGATAAAGTAGGAATGGAAGGTGTTGTACATATTGAAGAATCTCGTACAGGTGAAACATACTTAGAAACGGTTGAAGGGATGCAGTTTGATAGAGGTTATAAATCTCCATATTTTGTTACTAATAACAATACTATGACGGCAACATTAGATAACCCACTTATTTTAATCGCAGACCAAACTATTACTCAGGTAAAAGAATTATTACCTGTTCTAGAAGCAGTATCATCCCAAGCAAAATCATTACTAATTATTGCCGAAGATATAGACCAAGAGGCACTAGCAACTCTTATTGTTAATAAAATGAGGGGTACTATGAAAGTATGTGCTGTAAAAGCACCTGATTTTGGAGATAGACGTAAATTAGTTTTAGAAGATATTGCTATTACTACTGGTGGAGTAGTATTCGATAAGCAAAAAGGAATGAAATTAGATAAGTTTAGCTGGGAATGGTTTGGAGAAGCAAGAACAGTAACTGTAGGAAAAGAACAAACAACCATAGTAGATGGAAAAGGTACAGTTGAAGCTATTGAAACACGTATTGAAGAACTCCAACAACAAATTGACAAATCAGAAACACCATTTGAAACTGAAAAACTTCAAGAAAGACTTTCAAAATTTGTAGGAGGAGTAGCAGTTATCCATGTAGGTGGAAATACTGAAACCGAAATGAGAGAAAAAAAGGATAGAGTTGATGATGCGTTACATGCAACAAAAGCCGCTATTGAAGAAGGAATTGTACCTGGTGGGGGAATGGCTTTATTATATGCTTCCCAAAATATAAAATCAGATTCTACTGGAGCAAGCATTGTAAAAAAAGCATGTAGAAAACCATTCAATCAGATTTTAGTTAATGCCGGATATGACAATACTCAAGCAGAAATATTATCAGCAAAATTAGTTACCCAAGGTAAAACCTGGGATGGTTATAATATCAAAACTGAAGAAATAGTTGATATGAAAGAAGCAGGTATTATTGACCCAACTAAAGTGGCTAGAGCAGCATTACAAAATGCAGCATCAGTTGCAGGTACGGTTTTATTAACTGAGTGTACTGTAGTAAATGAATTATCAGAGGATAGTCCTCAACAACAAATGGACCCATCAATGATGGGGTATTAATAATTAAAATAAAAAAATGACAAAACAAGAAATTTTTGAGGTAATTGAAGAAAACTTTAATATCTTAGCAGCAGAAAACGATGGTACTACAAAAGCAAGTCAAGGACGAGCTAGAAAAGCGGCCCAATCTATTAAGAGAGTGATTACAGATTACAAGAAAGCATCTGTGGCTGAGTCAAAATAGTTTCATATATTATGGCTATAAAGATTGAAGAAAAAAATATCCTAATCGCTCGGAGAGTTCCTCCGGGCGATAAATGGAGATTAGTTGCAAATGAACCAGATGGTCCCATACATAAAACATTAACTGATTGTTTAGAAGCATATATGGTTAAAACAGGTTTTAAAGGTAGTTATAAATTAGAACCATTAAAGAGTAACTTATATGCAATTGATTCAACAGAGACAGAAGTAATACCAGAACCAGAAAAGAAATATTCAATATATGGCGAGTACGGAGAATAGTTTATTAGTAGAGAAATATAGACCCTCTAAGTTAGAGAACTATGTAGGTAATGAAAATATTAAAAAATCTATTGCAAAATATTTAGATCAAAATGATATACAAAACCTTATTTTTTATGGTCCCGCTGGTACTGGAAAGACTACTTTGGCAAAAATCATTGTTGCAAATCTCGATTGTGATCATCTTTATATTAATGCCTCTGATGAAAGAGGGATTGAAACCATTAGGGATAAAGTACAAGGATTTGCTAGCGTGGCTTCGTTTAAACCACTTAAAGTTGTCATTTTGGATGAGGCTGACTTTCTTACTATTCAAGCACAAGCTTCACTCCGTAATATCATTGAAACGTTTTCGCGCACTACTCGGTTTATAATGACTTGTAATTTTGTAGAGCGTATCATTGATCCTTTACAATCAAGATGTCATGTTTTAAAAATTGTACCTCCTACTAAAAAAGACGTAGCTAGACATTTAGCTTGGGTTTTAAATCAAGAAAAGATTAGATATGAAATGCAGGACTTAGTTCCTTTAATTAATCAATATTACCCTGATTTACGTAAATGTATTAATACTATACAGTTATCTACTATAGATAATGATTTAAAATTAGATCAATCCATACTAGTATCATCAAATTATATTGATAAAGTTATCAATGAATTATCTAATAAAGCTAATTTTAAAACGATTCGCCAAATAATAGCAGATGCCAATGTAGATGATTTTGATGAGTTATTCAAATCACTATACACTAAAGCATCAGAATACTTACCAGGTAAAGAAGGTACAGCATCTATTTTAATCAACGAACACCAATACAAATCAAACTTCCGTATTGACAAGGAAATAAATATAATGTCATTAATTCAACAAATAATAAATAACAAGTAAAATTATGGAACAACCAGTTCAACAACCCAAAATTGATTTATCAAACACAACTGCCTTAAAAAACTTTGAGGGAGGAGACACATTTACACAATCATTTATCATACGTAAAGTATCTAGATTTGTAACAGGTACAGATGAAGATGCTATGATGCCAATCCCAGTATTTGTATGTAGCGAATCAGGAAAAATTGTAGGTGAAGGATTACCACCTGAATTAAGAGAAGAATATAAAGATCAACTTCTTTAATGAAAAATATCTTTGATTGGTTAAAAGCAATTAATACTACCAAACCCCCAGTTGAGTCTTTTACAGACAAAGACTGGGAAGTTTGGAATAGTTATATGATACATAGATTTATATCCATGAATCCTGATTATTTAGAAATTGTTAATTATGTTCAAGATCTACCCCCACAAGAAAAGAGAATGATTTACAATGTTTATAAAGAATTTATTCCAAAAAATAATAAATGGAGTAAATATGTTAAATCTAAGGTTAAACAACCTAATACTGATCTAGTTAACCATATTAAAGATAATTTTCAATGTTCAAGCAAGGAAGCAAAAGAATATATAACTTTGTTGGATACTCCACAAATTAGTCGTATATTATCGAATAGAGGATTAAATACGAAAGAAATAAAACCATTATTAAAATGAACAAATTAGTAAATATGTTACGTTTATC